GCGCCGAGGGCGACCCGGACGGCTTGGTGTCGCTGATTGTTGACCACCGTGAAGCATGGCTGTTTGGTGCCAACTCAATTGAGGTTTGGTACAACGCTGGCTTGCCCGACTTTCCGTTACAGCGCATTCAAGGCGCTTTTAACGAAATTGGGTGCGAAGCCCCCTACTCGGTTGCCAAGCTCGATAACGGCCTGTTTTGGTTGGGTTCTGACGCCCGTGGGCGGGGTATTGTCTACCGCGCCAACGGTTACACCGGCCAACGCATTTCGACCCACGCTGTTGAGTGGCAAATTCAGCAGTACACCAACATGTCGGATGCAATTGGTTACACGTATCAGCAAGACGGCCATGCGTTCTACGTGCTCATTTTCCCCACCGCGCAGACCACTTGGGTCTATGACGTGGCAACGGGCGCGTGGCATGAGCGGGCCGGTTGGTCCAATGGCAACTTTGTGCGTCACCGCTCCAACTGCCAAGCCGTGTACGGCAACAACATCGTCGTGGGTGATTTTGAAAACGGCAACATCTACGCTTTTGACCTTGACGAATACGCCGACAATGGTGAGATTCAGAAATGGTTACGGTCATGGCGGGCGCTGGCACCCAACACGAACAACCTCAAGCGAACCGCACAACACAGTCTGCAAATTGATTGTGAGTCGGGGGTTGGCACAAACACGGGTCAGGGAAGCGATCCGCAAATGATGCTGCGCTGGTCTGACGATGGTGGGCACACTTGGTCCAACGAGCATTGGACATCGGTGGGCAAGATTGGCGAATACTATCGCCGGGTCATTTGGCGGCGCTTGGGTATGACGCTCAAGCTGCGTGACCGTGTGTACGAGATTTCGGGCACTGATCCGGTCAAACTCGCTATCATGGGTGCCGAACTGCATGTGACGCCGACCAATGCCTGAACAGCAAAACATTACCAACATCCCGTCCAATCGTGTTGAGATCATCGATCCGCGCACGGGGATGGTGTCGCGTGAGTGGTATCGGTTTTTCCTGAACTTGTTCACCCTTGCGGGTAATGGCGGCAACCAGACATCGCTGGACGATTTGCAGGTTGGACCACCACCTCAACCAGATTCTGGTGGCGGCGGTGGCGGCGGCTCGGGCACGGTCACCTCGGTGGATGGTGCAGGTGGTACGGGCATTTCTGTCACAGGTGGTCCCATCACCACCAGCGGCACGTTGATCATCACCAACACGGCCCCTGACCAAGTTGTCAGCTTGACAGCGGGTACGGGCATGAGTACCACCGGCACTTACCCCAACTTCACGATCACCAATACCTCACCTGACCAAGTTGTCAGCCTGACAGATGGTACGGGCATAAGCACCACCGGCACCTACCCCAACTTCACAATCACCAACACGGCACCCGATCAGGTTGTCAGTTTGACGCAGGGTGGTACCACGGTTATCACCGGCACCTACCCCAACTTCACAATTTCGTCGAGTGACGCATTTACTGGTACAGTGACATCGGTGGCTGCTGCCGCAGGGACGGGTATTTCCGTTTCAGGTAGCCCTATCACCACCAGCGGCACTATCACCATCACCAACACGGCACCCGATCAGATTGTCAGTTTGACGGGTGCTGGGACAACTGTTGTCACCGGAACCTACCCCAACTTCACCATCACATCGAACGACGCCACCACAGGCACCGTGACAAGTGTTGGCGGCACGGGCACGGTCAGCGGGTTAACCCTAACTGGCACTGTCACGACCAGCGGCAATTTGACCCTAGGTGGCACCCTTGCCGTCACCCCGTCCGACTTCGCATCGCAGACGGCCAACACGGTGCTTGCCGCACCCAACGGTTCTGCTGGCACACCCACGTTCCGCGCACTGGTTGCCGCAGACGTGCCCACGCTCAACCAAAACACCACGGGCACCGCTGCCAACGTGACGGGCACCGTGGCGATTGCCAATGGTGGCACAGGTCAGACAAGTCAGACGGCAGCATTTGACGCGCTGGCACCCACGACCACCAAAGGCGACTTGATCGTCGATAACGGCACCAACAACGTCCGTTTGGCCGTGGGTATTGACACATACGTGCTTACAGCCGACTCCACCGTTGCGGCGGGAGTTAAGTGGGCCGCTCCTGCTGGTGGTGGCAGCAACATCACAGCCCAAGGGTTGTGGGAAAATAACACCACCATTTCCAGCAACTACACGATTGCAACTGGCAACAATGCCATGTCGGCAGGTCCGATCACCGTGGCGTCTGGTGTTGTTGTCACCGTGCCGACGGGTTCGGTCTGGACTATTGTTTAAGGAACTGACATGACTGTCACCGCACGAAATCTGGTGCCCGCCAAGCTGGTCGAAAACACCCAAACCACCCAGTACATTGTGGCAAGCAACGTCACGGCCACCATCATCGACAAGTTCACCGCCACAAACGTCAGCGGTAGCACAGCGACCATTAGCGTCAACTTGGTCACTGGGTCGGATACACCCGGGGACAGGAACTTGATCACCAAAACCAAGAGCTTGGCGGCGTCCGAGGTCTACACCTTCCCCGAACTGGTGGGTCAGATTTTGCCCAACACGGCGTTCATTTCGACCATTGCCAGTGCAGCCAATGCCATCAACATGCGGGTCAGTGGGCGCGAAATCACATGAGCATTACGGTAACTTACGGTAAAGGTTTTGAAGTTCAGCCGCCACAACTGATGCGGCAGAAGGTAGAATTGCTGCAACAGGAACTGTCCAAGATGCCTCAGTACGAACCTGAGACAAAGCACTATTTCCACGGCGGCATGTACTGTCGTGAAGTGTTTCGTCACGCTGGTGTTCTGGTGGTGGGGGCGGTTCACAAGAAAGAACACCTGTACCTCATCGTTTCAGGAACCGTGGCAATCACGGACGGTGAGGGGAATGTGCAAGAGGTCACCGGGCCTCATTTGTTCCAAAGCAAACCCGGGACGAAGCGGGCCGTGTACGCTGTCACTGACGCGCTTTGCATGACATTTCACGCCATCGAGGCGACAACTATTGAAGACGCCGAAGCCGAACTGGTTGAGGTTGAACCCAATTCGATGTACAGTCTCGGTAATCAGGTCAAACACACAGAAATTGAGGTGCATCCATGACTTTTTGGGTTGCTGGTGCAGTTGTTGCAAGTACGGCGATTAGCGCAAACGCTGCGGGTAAAGCCGCAAAATCTCAAGCACGATCCGCAGAAGCTGCGGGGCAGGTGCAACAGGATGCTGCTATTCGCGCTGCTGAAATTCAAGCCACCTCCGCTCGTGAGTCTGCTCAAATCCAACAACGGATTGCAGAGCAGCAGATGGCGTTGGAGCGAGAGCAATTCAATCGACAAATTGAATTACAGCAGCCGTTCCACACGGCAGGTGTGAACGCGCTTAACCAGTTGGTGCCCTTGGCTTCCAACTACACCCCATTTGGCATGGAGCAGTTTCAAGCTGACCCCGGTTACTCGTTCCGCATGAGTGAAGGAATGAAGGCGCTTGAGCGATCTGCTGCGGCCCGTGGTGGGCTGTTGTCGGGTAGCGGGATGAAAAACATCCAACGGTTTGGTCAGAATTTGGCGTCCGACGAGTACACCAACGCGTTCAACCGTTACCAAATCGAGCGTAACGCCCGACTCAACCCCCTTCAATCTCTCGCAGGTGCTGGTCAAACGTCTGCTGGGCAGATTGGTCAAGCGGGTCAAGCGATGACTGCGGGCATCGGTCAAGCCGGTCAATCATTGGCATCTGGCATGACCGGCATTAACCAGAACATGGCGAACAACCTGACCAATATCAACCAGAACGCAGCGCGTGCGACAGGTGACGCGATAACTGGTGCGGCACAGGCCCGAGCATCGGGTTACGTGGGTCAATCCAACGCGCTGACCAGCGCACTGAACACTGGTTTGAACTTCTACCAAAGTCAGCAAATGATGAACATGCTGAAGCCCACAACGGTCCCAATGATTTACGGTGGCGGTTAAGGATCAATCATGCCAATCAACCCCAACATCGCACTCTCCGCTCGTGGCATTGAATTGCAAAACCCGCTGGACCAGTACAGCAAGGTCATGGCGATTCAAAACGCGCAGCAACAAAACGTTCTTGCCCAACGACAGATGCAGCAGTCGGAGCGCGAACTCGCCTCGACCAACGCGCTAAACCAAGCGTACAAGCAAGCGTACAACCCACAGACCGGCGAGGTTGACCTTAACGCGCTGCGCGGCACGTTGGCAACTGGTGGTCTTGGCTCCAAAATCCCCGGCATTGAGGAAAACATTTTTAAGGCTCGGGGTGCGAAAGCCACGGCCCTAAAAGGTGAGACTGAGTTGCTGGATGCCAAGCTGAAGCAGTCGCGTCAGTTCTTGGAAACGATTGACCCCAACGACCCAGCATCTGCTGACGCCTACATGGCGTGGCATCAGGCTAACCACGCCGACCCCGTGATCGGCAAGGCATTGGACGCCCGTGGTATCACGGTCGACCAATCGATGGCTCGTATCCAGCAGTTGATGCAGACCCCGGGTGGTCTTGCTCGGCTGATCAACGAGTCTAAGGTGGGTACTGAGAAATTCATGGAAATGAACAAGCCTCAGTTGTCCAACGTCGATTTGAACAACAAGGTGGTGTCTCAGTTGGTTGAACCGCTGACAGGTAAAGTCACCAAAGTTGGCGAAATGACGAAGGGTATGACCCCCGGCGAAGCCAAGCGCATTTCTCTTGAAGCCCGTCGAGTGGCGGTGTTGGAAGAGAACGCTCGTCGTGACGCCGATCCCAACTTCCAACAGCGCATGGCAAATGCTCGGGAAACCGGTATTGCGATTGCCAAGGGTGATGTGGCCGCTACACAAGCGTTGCCGAAAGTGCTCACCCGTGCGGAAGAGGCGATCCGAACCATTGACCAGTTGATTGGTAAGCGTGACTCGGTGACTGGCAAGTTGCTGACAAAAGACCCAGTGACTGGTGAGCCATTGAAGAACAACAAACCGCACCCCGGGTTTACCGGTGCTGTGGGTGCCACGTTCCTCCCCGGTGCCCGATTTGTCGATGGTACCGACGCAGCCAGCTTCATGTCTCGCCATGACCAAATCAAGGGCGCATCGTTCCTTGAGGCGTTTGAATCGCTCAAGGGTGGTGGTGCAATTACGCAGGTCGAAGGTGAAAAGGCCACGGACGCCATCAACCGCATGTCGATTGCGACAAACGAGAATGAATACATCCGTGCGGCACTTGACCTGCAAGATGTGGTTCGCAAAGGTGTTGCAAACGCACAAGCCAAAGCTGCTCGGGCGGGTAGCCGTAATGCGCCAGCACCCGCTGCCGGTGGTGCCACATTCTTGGGA